GTTCGTCCTTTCGGGACCTCACACTACCTTGTTATGCTACGAAACAGGAACCTACGCACACACATCCAACCTCCGCTATGTGGAGATCCATGACTGCGACATTTGCAGTTATGCTCTCTACTCTCAAGGGCAAAGGACTCTTTATGTACCAGAAGTCCTCCCTCGACCAACGTCGGGGGCTCCCTGGAGATCGTCAATCACGATCCATGAAAGACGTGGTCAACGAGGTGGACAAGACCAAAATCAAGCCTAATGATTTGATTGTGTGTGTGGATGCTGATTATGGCGAGGATGTTCCAGGGATGTTAATGTGTTATGACAACCCGGTTTTGTTGTATACGTTCCAGCCTAAAGCAGTCTGTGAGGACACTGGTGAATTTGTGTTCAGATTCTTTAGGAATAATGCTGTGGAGTACCGTGTTAATGGCGGCGCTGTTTACCGGCATAAGGTTTGGAACTATGCGAAAGACGTTGTGAGTGTTCGGAGTTGGTTCACCACCAAGGTGTACCAGATAGAGAGACGTAAGACCAACGACCATCACGAGTTGGTGTTACTTATCCCTGTTGCGAAGTGGCGTTTTCCCTTCAACCTGTTAGCAAATTGGTTGCGTACAGATGAGTTGTCCCACCTTGAAGTTAATTCAGGTGAGTTCAACGTGATGGACATCAAGACTAATGATGGTATCAGCAGAAGTATAGCACGTGTTGGTGAATACAACTGTGCTACTGTTGATGCTGTCAAGATTGATGCTATCATGTCAGCTGCACGGAATTCTTCTGTGCGTCTTGGCAATGCCAGCGTGCAAAGCTGGATTGACAATGACCGTGTGTCTGCTACTGTCATTTTGGATTATGTGAACTCCAAGATCACTAGTAACCCTATGACAGTTTATCCTGCGGAAAATGGTGCAAGACCATACAGGATTATGCAGACACTTGCTGACGTGGACGAAGGAGATAAACCACTGATGACTAGTTATATGTCACCGGTGTTGCCTGCCACTTTTGTTCCAACTAGCACACGCAGCAATGAAATAGCTGCGGTTGTGGGTCGTGTTATTCTGCCGTTGGAGGAAGCTAAGCAATTAGCTGAATCCCCTCCATCAACATTTTTGGTCGACGAGATGAAAAGATTCGTCGAGTTGATGTTTGAGAACACACCTCATCTCGCCCCATGTGAGATAGGAGATGTGTATGAGAGACAGAAGAGACCGACACAACGTGCCATGTTGGCGCAAGCAGAGGTAGCCGAGCCAAAAGGAGTTGTGGAAACTTTCCTGAAGGCCGAGCCCTATCAAGCCGTTAAAGACCCTCGTATAATCACAACTTTCTGCGGAGTGGATAAGCGTGAATGGTCCAGATTCATTTATCCGCTTGCTGACTGGGTTGTCGAAAACTGTAAATGGTACAGCTTCGGCAAGAAACCCAGCGAGATTGCAGAATTGTTGGTTGAACTATGTGAACGCACAATAGGTGTTAATTGTGCTGATTCCGCACGCATGGATGGCCACATACATGACAATGTTCGGTTATTAGAACATATGGTCATGAGGGCCGCTTATGCTGTGGATTTCCATGAGGAGTTGTTGAGGCAGCTGGTTAAGCAATATAACCGTAAAGCTGTTACTAAACACGGTGTAGTTTATCAGTTGGCCACACAGCGAGCAAGTGGTTCAGCTGAAACTGCACTGTTCAACTCCATCCTCACTAAGTTCATTGATTATTTGTCAAGGCGTTTAGCTGGAGTCCCCGACCGTGAGGCTTATGCAGCTAAAGGCCAGATGGCTGGTGATGACAGTATTGCAGAGGCAATAAGCGATACTGTCATCGGTGGTACATTCTTGGAAAAGGCCGGTGCTATGATGGGCCAGAAGGTGGAAAATGTGGAGTTTAAGTTTGGAGCTCCCGGGGTGAATTACCTGTCTAGATTCTACACTGATGAGGTGTGGTATGGTAATCCTTGTTCCACGTGTGATATACCTCGTGCCTTGGCGAAGCTGCATATGAGCGTCGCTAGACCTATGGCACCAATTAACAAGCTTGAACAGAAACTTGTTGGGTTGTACCACACTGACCGTCATACACCAATCATCCGTGAAATTGTTGAGGCTGCGCTTAAAGTCGGCCTGAACATTAATATCGAAG